CTCCGGCTGTAGTTGCCTGTACTCTAATGTCATAGTCGTCACCAATAGCATTCTTGAAGTCAATGTATGCTTCTGTTCCAGTATTGGTAATTTCAATAGCGCCAGAGCTATTTAAAAGGACGCCAGACGTCCCTCCGGAGTTAGTTGATTGGATTGACCCATTAACATCTAATCCGTAAGACGACGGAGCTTTACCGATGCCTACATTATTGTTAGCGTTAATATTAACGTTATTCATTAAACGTAAGCTATTGGTAGGCTCATCATACTTCAAGAAAGCTTGATCGGTAGAAATACCTGTATTTTGGGACTTGAGGAAGAATGCATCATCGTTCGATACAATTCTAAAAGGACCAGAAATATTATTTCCGGACTGAAGGTTAATAGTAGCTTCAGTTAGAGAATAGAACTTAGCAGTAGCTGAACCGGTGTTACCTGTTACTTCAAATTGATTCCCCGGATTGGTATCATTAATCCCAACGTTACCATTCGGCAAAATAGTAATTATATTATCTGGAGCAGCGCTATCAAAATTTAAAGACCCAGCATAGCTACCGTTATCCAAGCTACCTAAGGCAAGCTTATCTGCATTAATAGCTCCATCTTGGATCTTATCCGTACTAATAGCTCCGTTAGCAATCTGACTGGAATCGAACAATTCTCTAAAATCACTATCAAGCGCATCTAAAGCGCTATCTAGTGATTCGGCTATGGTATTAATTTTTGCACCAGCAATTCTCAACGTGTCCCCATCGTTGGCATTGGGTGCACTACCAATATCAATCAGCTGACCAGAATCGAAATATGTAGTTGTCATTAGTTATTTCCTATGTAAAAATTAGACTGGGACAGAATCGTTAAGCATGTGATCGGAATCAGGATATACGTATGGATCAAAGAACTGGAATTTATCTTCATCAAATCTTTCTAGGGTATTAGAGAACTTGATTCCAGGTAAGATTAACTGGTTAGTAGTTTCGTTAATCGAGAATGGATTAGCATCAAACGTTTGATCATCACTATCACCAAAGTCTGGTCCTGAACCAAATCCTCCCTCACTCGAATCCGACATGTTAAGAGAAATATTATTATTATCTACATCACTTGACCATCTTGGTGAATTAGGATCTAAGATATCTGCAATGGTATTGTATTGTCCATTGTAAGGAGAATCTGAGAGTACATCTTCGAATCTCTTGAAATAATTCTTTTGCATTTCTTCATAGAAGTTAATCGTGGTTCCTGCATTGAATCTTCTATCGATAGAAGAATCTACCAGAGTTATAGACCCGACCCCTCCTATTAGTAATCCAGCCGAAGCTTCGACGAGGGTACCAGAAGAAAACTGGCCGATTTCCAACTGAGTGATGTTTGAGGTAGGCGCAAAAGAAAGAGATGCTACCTCTTCAAAAGAATTCTGGTAGAAAGCTGCATACCCAGCAGGATGTAGAAAGTTTTTATAATACCCTGAATAGGCTGAAGAGGGCAAATTAGTTTTTAGAAGAATAGAATAAATTTGATAAAAGTACGAATCTTGAATATATTTTTCTGATTGAGCCCCTAATTCACTCTCGCCTACCGTAAACATCTGATATCTAGGTAAGATTTTTTCAATGTCGGAATTATAAAAGTATCTAAAAAATCCGTCAATGGATACCTGAGTGCCTTTTGTTTTATAAAAGTTAGGAAGAAGCTTGTATGCAAAGCTAGGAGATACGAATGCTTCAGTGTCAATTCCTGGAACTCTTTCTTCAAATAAGAGAGAAGATATATCGGAATCTGCTTCGTTAACATCTCTAATATTGAATAGATTATTAATTCTAGATCCAAATTGGCCGTCGCTATCTAAATATTCATAGTAAGCTTTTAAAAACTTAACTAGAGTAGGATACTGCTCTTGAAAGTGCTCTGGTATTACAGGGTCGACCTGTCCACCATGGACAGTAACATCTTTCCTATCATAATCGGTAACAGTTTTGATATTAGAAGACATCAGTTAGTCGCCCCTGCAATGCTTGTTGCTTGGTTAATATCTGGGATACCATTAGCAGAATTACTTCCTAATGCAATCAGAGTATTTCTTAATGGCTTAAATACTGATCCGTCTCTAGGAACGGCAGTAATATTAATGTAATCGTCTCCAGTAATAATATTTTCTGGAGCAAATCCTGTCAATTGAACTACCCCGGTAGAAGGATTGTAAGATCCAATATTGTCAACTACTACGTTTCCAAACAGATCTACAATCTGAATAACTGTAGAATGGCGTGGGGCATTTCTAAATTCACAGGTTCTTCCGCTATACGTAAATCTGCTACTAGTAATAATAGATTCTTCAGCTGTCATTTGAGGAAGGGCGATAGTATTAAGGAAGTTGATTTGATAACCTGCTGTAACAAATGTGCCTGCAGAATTCTTAAGTGGAATAAATCTAGAAGACATTGTCAGGTTAATGTCATTTCCTAATATAGAAGGATCGATAGAATCTACTATCGATTGAAGTCTAGATTTTCTAATAACATCGTTAAACTTACCACTGTTATCTGCAAAATAGGAAGAAATGCCATTTCTAACTTTAGAGTTAATACCCTCTAGAGTCAAATTTGTATTGGACACATTATATCTAAATGAGGTATTAACGTTAATGTATTGGAATGTAGGCTGTACAAACTCTGCTTCAACACCAACTACAGATAGAGGATCAGTGAGGTTAACCTTAATTGCTTGCTCTGTTGCGGCAACTTGTGCAGGTGTTAGAGTATCTTCATATACGATAGACACCATAGTCTTACCGTATTTGGCAGGAACATTGTCCTCGCCACCCCAAGCGTTGATAGATTTAATACCTGGAACACCGTTAGCAATTACTCCACGATAGTCATTAGGAGCAACCAGTCTGTTTTGTGCAAGGTAAGACAGAGGAGCATTTACTCGAATAGACTCTGTGGATTCTTTATCAGCACCAAATGCAGATTTAGAAGTGGTTGTAATGGATAATGGGTAGGATACATTGTTAACACTAAGCGACGGGAAGGTTGGAGTAAATACCGAAGCACCGTTTGCATCTTTACCATTGGTCTTTAAATACGTAACACGAATGACCTGACCTTCGGTCGGGTTGTTACCGGTCAATCCCCCAATAGCAAAGTTAATTTCCCAGTAGCCATTGTAAGTTTCAAGGGGAAGGTAGAGCGCGGTGTCCTCTGAAATGGTAGAAATGATTTGACCACCAGAAGTAGCGTTTGCACTAAAATAGCTGGTAAAGTTATCAGAGTTAATATCATCATAGACTTGTACAGCAACGGTAGAAAGATCTAGATCTTGATCTGGAACGACGTATACCTGTCGATCGTTGCTAGGTTCTGCAATAAAAGTTTTAACCGTAACTTCTCCTTCAAGTACGGTAACTGCCGGTCTTCCTAAAGGATCTACAAAAGTATAAATTCCAGTTCCAGTAGTATCATATCCGATATAATCGATCAAAGTTCTGAAGGTGTATTCTACTCCGTCAACCACGCTAGTAAATGCCCAGCCTGCAGGAAGAGTTACCGTCTCTGGTCTAGTTGAGGCAGACTGTAGATTAACGGATACATTTAACGTTGCTCTGGACGAAGTTTTAGATCTGGGAATGTACCCGAAAGAAAGAGAATGGTTGACCAGTGAAGTTCTGAGCTGAGCTGTAGGCAAAAATGTTTCATTAAGAGCAAAGTTTGCAACAAGACCGTTCAAGTGGGTATTGTATGCTAATACATCAACAAGGTTAGAAAGAGCAGAGCCTTCAAAATCATAATCAGAAAATTCATCCTTAGCAGACAGATAGCTTTTTAATGATGCTTTGATATTATCAAAGTCAAGATCTGATGCTTTAATACTTGTTGCCATTTTTACCTAATCCTTGATACTGAAGTTTCGAGTATTACAACTTCTTCTGTGTTAACTACCTGAAACTCTACACGTACACTGAAATAATTTCTTTCTGGTATATCATTAACTACTACTCCTAGAACTTTAGCTCTGGGTTCATAGAATGATAAAACATCTCTAATATTATCCTCAATGACGATGGCATTTTCTTCTTCTGTAAAATTTTCAAACAGTTTATCTCTTAAATTCGCACCTAGAAAAGGTTGAAATGGTCTTTCACCAAAATTAGTTTGCAGCAGAGTTTTAACAGATTGCTTTACTGCAGCAACATCTGTCTTCTTAAAAACATCTCCTGAAGTCCTAATACCAAAAGTTAGGTCTAGGTCACTAAAATTTCTTTTCCTACTTGTAATGATTGACGGGGTCTGTAGATTCCCGTCTTCAATTGCAAGTGATTTAGTAACAGCCATTTACGCTCTTTTCTTTATATAATTTATTTTATTTATACTGGAAAAAGCCAAGTCCGTTACGAATGAAAGTTCGGTAATTAATATCAGTTCTAATATTTTTTTCGAACTTTCCTTCATAATAAGAATTAACTTTAGGCATTACCACGATGATCTCTGCGTGATACTGTCTATCCTTGAAAAAGTAAGGATTATTTTCTGAAGTATCATATCCCGATGGACGAGGATCAATACTATCAAAGTGTAGAATCAATCCCTGGAACATATGATTGTCTTTCCAGTACTGAGCCAGTTCGAAAGTTTTCCACGGATCATTCTGTCCTTTAGAATTAAGTACTTCATATACAACTGCTCTTCCCTGAGTAGCCAAATCTCTAATATCCCCTTTAACTAGAGATTCTGTTGCATCAGGCTTAACTAACCCCTCTGTCACTACTAAGCTATGCTGACTAAACTTCTTATTGTTCCTGAATCCAATAATTAATGGAACTTGACAGTAGAGTCTTTGAGTAATAATTCTTCTTTCTCTTAAGCTCAAATGATTTAAAGTTGCTCTCGATCCCTTGGAGTTAGCAAACATCGATAAAGGAATCCCCTTACCCAGTTTAGTACCAGCGTGGATATCTTTTAGTTTATATGGATCGTATAAGGGATCGGGAAGAATACGCCTGGGATAAAATTGCTCCTGGTACCTTCTTATCCTCGAAGAGTTAATAAAAGAATCTTTAGCATACTTCTTACTTGATTTGTTATCAAAATAAGTTCTAACTCTTTTCGGGGTAGGTACAAAATAGTCTGCAGAAATGATATCTGTGGCAAAACAAGATCCTATAAATGCGCCATCAGCCCGATTGTTCGGATCTCTCATTATGCATCTAGCTTCACGAGTAGTAAGTTTATTAATATTAAATGCTACCATTAAACTTGTCCTTCATAGTAGTCAGTCATACTTTCGACAGTAGGATACGGGATTCCACCTCCATATCTCAAATCCTCGGCTTGATGGGTTAGAGTCGTGTTAACCGTAAGATTACCGTTATTGAACTGAGTCCACCAGGTTCCACTTCCTCTACCACTTACTGCAGAAGGACTAAACTGTGCACCATGGATAAGAGCTGCTTGAGTTGCTGGGCTATATTTGTTAAGGTTTTCTTTCCAAACACCGTCGATGCCTTGAGCTCTAGCCCAATCAGGATAAGCTCGAATTTGATCTGCATATGAAGCACCAACATATTGATCCCACGTTAATCCTCCTAGAGTTCCACTACCATCTGCTGTATGTCCCCAAGTAGATTCACCCATTTGGAAAGCGCCTCTATAGCCATATGGATTTTTTAAGCTGTAAGGGTGACTAAATAAGTTACTATTCCATGGATCTCCGGATTCTACTTGAATTACTGCTGCAACAGCCGCTGGATCAGCTCCAATCTCATTAGCTACATCATTAATTGCAGCTTCAACCTCTGCTGCAGTAGATCCATTGAGTAGCCCTTCGGCCTCGGCTTGCTGTATAGCAGCTCTTTGCTCATCAGTAATACTCCCTGTTCCGGCCGTTGGCTCACCGTCACCAAACGTATCTGGTCTGTTAGCAGTGTTATCTGTGGTAGCTTCACCTGA